TATTGTAACTGGCACCAGACGGGATGACCTCAAAGCACGCCGCAACCGCACGAACAGCATTGCAGGTGTTCGTAAGGTACGCCGCGCCAGGGCCGGATGCAGTTTGCACAAGCGCACCAGCAGCTCCAGAAGTATTGTTCGTGGTAAGAGTGGCGCAAACCCCGGGAAAGTACTGAAGGGTACCGGAAGTGATGCCAACTCCGGTATTGATGGTGATATCAGAAGTGAAGCGGGTGATGTAACCCCTGGGCCCCCCATAAGGAGACACGAGTGGCCCAGAGCAGGGATCAACCACCAGTGCCTGGTAAGCAGACACTGTAGGGCCCTGCGGCTTCATAACTGCACGTCGTCGCGGCACTCTGCCCTTGCGGGTCTTCGTCTTAGCTTTCTTGCTCATGTCGCAGTATCTCCCACTGGAATCCTGGTAGGTATTCAAAGAAACGGTCAAATGAGGATACGGTGTGGCCGCTGAAACGGCTAGATCGGATGTACTCCTCCACAACCAACTGGGTCGTGACGTCTATACCAAAAGCCTTCTCGAAACTGATCCGAGACTCAGGGTGGATGTGTCTTGCGACACACCTGGCACCAGCTTGGCGTTGCAAACGAGCTTGGTATCCCAGGCCGCTAGCGCACAAATCCTCGTGCGCTAAGCGGCCTGTAATACCATTGTCAATGCCAAACTGGTACCACTCTTGGAGTACTGGGATGCCCGCAGCCATCGACATCCCGCACAATCCTATCGAACGCAGCAGGGTCCTATAGTACTTGATGCTCTCAGCATTAGCAAAGCCCACGTAGTCGCAGTTCAATGCCTTTGCGCAGTTGCGAACAAGCACGTACCCTCTCTCCGTCCAAACTGGTCTGGCCTGGCAAAATTCAAGTTCCTCTGGTATCATTGCAGGTGTCTCCACCTTCATCCGCAGGCCCCACTCCAGGTACCAGCCAGTCAAATCCAGACTGACCAGCGCCTGAAGTGCGTGCCTCTTAATGAAGATGACGAGATCGTCACCATCACAGAGGATCCTGGATTCCTTAACCAGGCCAGCCTCCTCCAAGAACATCCCTGCCAGCACGACGCTAATAATGCAATTGCCAAGGGATGTGTTGACATCCCCTGAGCAACGTATCGCGCCGTACCGCAGCTTCAGCCGTAGGTCTCCCAGCCTGCAGCTGCCAGTGTTGTCCAGCTGCAGGTCAAGCAGGCGATGTAGTAGCCTGTCTGGGAATATCCGCTTATAAACACTGTGCTCAAGTCTCAACAGTGTCGCGGATATGGACTGGTCAAATCGACTTGCGTCCAGTCCAACCCCTACATACCCGTCCTCAAAATGCTGGGCTATGAGAGCGCCCTTCTCCTCCATAGTCATGCCTTTCGCAATACAAGGCATGCTTTGTCCTGTCACCAACCTCAACGCGTCGAAGAGGGGCTTCTCCACTGGATGGAGGTACCTACCCAGGAGTATGTTGAACAACGGTGACCTTGGGTTGATCACACGTGGCACCTGCCTTTTGGAATGCACTGTTTTCTCCCACTTTATGAACAGGGCGGTGATTGCCTCCTCTCGAAGGCAAACCGGGCCAGCGTTGAATCGCTCCAACGCCTGTTCATACAGTTTTCGCGTGCGCCCCGGCCTTGTGGCGACATAAGCCGCCATGGTCATCGGGGAGGATACGTCCACTGCATGAGCAACCCTGTGACAATATTTTCGGCACTCCTCATGGCTTCTGTGGCAGCGGGGGGGAACTGTCCCTGCCTCATCAAGAAAGAGAACTCTCTCTTTGAGGCCTGCCAACACGTTGTCCAAACATTTGCGAAATGGGGCCACTGGCTGGGAAACTAGCCCAGAATCCAGCCTGTAGCATGCACCAGGCTTAACATCGGCCCAGCCAGGGTGTCCCAACAGTTTAATGCCACCCATCGGCGCTGACGAGTGACACACCACTGTTGGGACCCTGACTAGGCCCCATCACCTACCCTCCGGCTGAGCCTGGAAACCCAGCCGGCGCCCAATGTCTGCGTACAGACGATTGGCCTCGTCCTCTCTGGAAACATAGAAAACAGCGTTTACCAGCTGCTCCCTAACCCTGTCCACATCAGTAGGCCGCATCCCATGCTCCCGCATCCTAGTCACCAGCGCCCGGCGCGCGCCATGCTCAGTAGCACTGTCTCTACCTCGACCAGCAAAGATCGAACGCACCTCCGCCACAACGGTAGCCAAGTACGCGCCGCTGATCTGTCCGCCGCGATACGGGACAAAATGCCTCTTGCGTCGACGCCGCTTCGGAGCGCCAGCATCAGCCACAGATGAAGAGATCTCTGGCGGTTCATCATCGTCTTCACCCTCACATGCATCTCGGACAACATAGCCTGGATCTCCCCCTGCGCCCTCAACAAGGCCACCTCCAATTGAG